TGAGATAGAACCATGATGGATTTTTATTTTTATCTTGGTGTGTTTGTTCCGGTCGTGGTGGGCTGGATGATTTTTAAATGACGTGGCTATATAATCTAACTTTCAGCAAAAATTACGAAAGTTAGCATTATGTTAGAAAAGCATGAAAAGGATTTTTTCTATATTACTGAATCTGAATTAGATGAATTATCTAAATTCTATTTAGAAAAACCTTTATCTTATGTATTTTATTCATATTTAAAAGAAACTGGATATTTAAAAAAATTCTCTTTGGATAAGTGTCAGAATTTTTTTAATAGAATAAATTTCAATAATGCGAGTTTTGAAGTTTTATTTAAAGATGATTCAGTTTTCACTATTGGAAATGGTGAAATAAATGTTACGGGTTTTGACGATAATTTTTCTATTAGGTTTGAGCTTTGAATCTTTTGCTGGCGATTTGCAAGTTAGAAATGGTAAATTAGCCTATCCTTTGACTGAAAAATTTAATGAAAATGGTTTCAGATCTTGGAAAATTATTGGTGGTGGAATTGACCAAGAGTATCAGTCTAGATTTGACAAATCACTACACGTCCGCGAAGCCTCCACAGGTCTGCGCTCCGCCTCAACCGTACCAGTAACCATAGAACAAAAAGTATCCCGTTCTACAGTCCTAAAAAACCTCCTCTCAAAAGCCCGTGTTGGCGGTAAATTCGCAAGAGTAGGCGGCGGTCCTGTCGGTTTTGCAGTATCTACCGCTGCTTTTTATCTCGTAGATGCAGCCTTAAGCAAAGAAGGCTATGAATATAATACAGACCATGAAAACTTCGGCAAGACAGAACCAAATTATGGCTATTGCGTTTCGGCATTAAATTCTAATTATTGCACTGAATACCGCATAGAAACAAAAAAAGATTATTGGCAGGAAGGCGCAGCCAATAATGAAAAATTGAAAAAAGCAATGTGTAATCTTGCTTATGCAAAAGGCCTTTTTTTTAATCCTGTGCCTTTTACGCCTGAAGAGATACGCGTCGAAGGTAATTGGTGTGTTGCTTATAAAAAAAGTGAAAATGGCGAAACAAAGCCCTCGGTTTTAATGTCGACTATTAGTTACGTCAAATATAAAGGCAAATTTTCGCCTATTTCGCAATCAGAATTTGACCGCATTATCGGCCCTAAAGCCGATTCCTCCCCGTCTCAATACGTTAACGCAACCGCCAACGAAGACGGCAGCATTCCGGGTGAATCGCAAAGCACGCTGACCGTGCCTAACGGCACAGTCATCACACTTGGCCCGGCAACAGGGCAAGACGGAAGACCATTTCAAATAACCATCAGCTTTACGACAGGGTCAGACGGCAACACAAGCGCGAAAGTAACCACAACCCCGCGCCCCGATCTTACACCTGGCGGATCTGAAGCACCTAATACCAAGCCTGATCCAGATCCTAATCCTAATCCCGATGGAAAGCCCGATAAAAAACCTGATGATAAACCCGATTCAGATGATAAGCCTGATAAACGCCCGGATGATAAACCTGATCCGGATGATGGCCCATCTGATAAAGATAAAAGAAAAGAAGATAAAAAAGATGACAAGAAAGAAGAATCAAAAGGCTTACTTTGTAATGTTTTCCCTGACATATTAGCTTGTTCAGAGAAAGGCGATGTAGAGGAACAAGAAGAACCTTTCAAAATTCCTCATACAAATAACGATACAACATTTAGCCCTGATTTCTTCCTGCCCGATAATGGTGTTTGCCCTGCTCCAAGAACTGCAACCTATTTGGGCATAACCATGGAATTTAAATATGACATGATTTGTAATTTTGCCGAAATGATCCGATTCCTTGTGATTGGTATCGCTGCGGTAGCAGCAGCATATATCATGTTTTCAAGTAGAAAGGATTAAAGCATGAAAGCTGCGTTTTTCGCCATATTACAAAGGCTATTAACCTATATTGTTGCAAAAGTATTTATTGCCCTTGGCATTAGTTTTGTAACTTATACAGGTTTTACAGTTGGATTAGGTTTTATAAAAGACTACGTAAAAAATCAGTTCAACTCAATGCCGTCAGACATTCTTCAAATTGTCATGATGGCAGGTTTCGGCCATGCATTAGGTCTGATATTCGGTGCATTTGCATTTAACGTTGCTATGCAAAGTATCAGCAAACTGTCATTTATTCCTGGGGGAAAAGCTAAATGATTATTTTACAAACGGGCGTTCCGGGTAGCGGCAAGACTAGCTCTATCGTCAATATGTTGATGACAGATGAAAGTTACACCCACTTCACCGACAAAGACGGCGTAAAGAAAAAACGTCCATTGTTCGTTAACGGCATACCGGAACTTAAGATAGAACATGAAGAACTTACAGATGAACAAATTAAAGAGAAGCCTTTTCAAGACTTCCTCCCTTATGGCTCGCTCGTCATCATAGACGAAGCGCAAAGGCTGATGGGTACACGTTCCGCCGCTTCAAAAGTGCCTCCATTTATAGAAGCTTTAGCATTACATAGACATCATGGCTTAGACATCGTATTAATCACGCAACATCCAAGTTTTCTTGATAGTTTCGTAAGAAAGCTTGTTCAAAGGCATATGCATGTATCCATTAAGCCGGTAGGACGTAAACTCTATGAATGGAATGAATGTGTAGATCAGCCTGATAGCAGTGTGAATATCGCTAGGGCAATAGAAAGAACGTTTGTAGTACCTAAAAAATCTTTTGGCATGTACAAGTCTGCTGAAGTGCATACTAAGCCGAAACGTCGCATTCCCAAAAGCCTGATATTCGTTGTCCTGTTTATTCCCCTTTTAATAGGCTTCACGCTTTACACGATAAACAACATGAGCAAACGATTTAACCAAGAAGAAAAACAAGAGACAGCGGCATTGACTACATCAGACACAACGGATGAAGCTGCAACGTCAGAAAGTAGTACACCGCCTCAACCGACTAGTAGTTTAAAGCCTGAAGATTTTGTACCTACTCTAGCCGAAAAACCTGAAAGCAAACCCATTTATGACAATGTAAGACAAGTTAAAACCTTTGAATACATCGCTGGTTGCGTTGAAGGCGGTAATACTGGCTGTACTTGTTACAGTGCCCAAGGCACGCCGCTGAAAGAAGTTACTAAAGCCATGTGTAAGGACTATGTGAAAAACGGCCTGCCTTTCAATCCCTATAAGGATGAACAGCACACCGTACAACAGCCACAAACAACACCGCAGACAGCCTATGCGCCTGAAAATGGACAAGTGCTTACAATGGGCGGTAAAAGCCCTCAAAACCTGATGTATGACGGCTATGTCGAAGCAGGAGAAACAACCGGATTCCAAAACGGTGCAAAGGTCGGCAGTTAAGAGATATTTATTTAATTGTTGATGTAGCCTAAGCGGAATCAACGGTTAAATAAATATCAACGGGGTGCGGGAACTCCCGCCTTTTGGAAGTTGGGTAAATTAAATTGAAACCTGTAAATCGTTTTAATTAAGGCGGTTTACAGGTTTTTGTTTAAGCGCAAAACAAAAGCCTGGGCGGTTTAGACAGTAAAACGGCCAGAGTTAAAAACTGAGGAAAAGATATGCCGAACCGTCCAATTACCTTAAAGATTGAATATCATCATAGCCATTACAGGCTGAATAAATAAGGAAAATGAAATGAATGTAATAGGGTTGGACGTATCTAAAGACACGATAGACGCAACGTTGATTAAAACTAAAGGAAGCAAAGACTATATAAAAATATCCAATAGTACAGAAGGATTTGAGAATCTGATTAATTGGATAAAAACAAAACGAATTAGAAAAATTGCCATAAGTATGGAAGCAACAGGCATTTACTACGAACAGGCGGCAGAATATTTGAGCGCACTCTATATCGTTTATGTAATTAATCCCTTGAAAATAAAAGAATACGCAAAAAGTCAGTTCAGCCATACCAAAACAGACAAAGCAGATTCAAAACTTATCGCTGAATTTGCAAACCGACACTTAGACAAACTGACACCATTTAGGCCGTCTGAAAATCCCATACTCTATAAGCTGGTTAATCTGCTGCAACAACTAAAAGAACAGCAAAAAGAAACACAAAACAGATTGCATACCGCAAAAGACATTTACATAAAATCAACCCATGAAGCAATCATAGAACTGCTTGAAGAAAAAATAGATCAGACATCAAAGCGGATAGAAGGCATGATAAAGCAGAAAGAAAGCCTAAATATCGAATATCAAAACCTGCAAACTATACCGGCAATAGGAAAAGAAACCGCAGTGATCCTACTAAGACACCTGACAGATAAAAATTTTGAAACAGCGAATAAATTTGTAGCCTTTGCCGGTCTAAGTCCAAAAATTGAACAATCAGGGACAAGTGTCAATAAAAAAGGCAGATTGAGCCGATACGGACACCGGCAATTAAAACGCGCCTTGTTCATGCCTGCCCTTGTTGCCTACCGCATGAATGCATTCCCTCAACTTGTCAGAAATTTAGAAGCGGCAAAAAAGCCTAAGATGATAATCATCGTTGCACTAATGCGGAAATTGGCAAAAATGGCCTTCTATATACACAAGACTAAAAAGTCGTTTGATAAAGCGCGACATCAGACGGTTTAACGAATTTATACAAAACAAAAACAAAAGGAATCAAATGAAACAAATAAAAACAAGAAAAGTATTGAAATACTTTGACCCAATTTTTAAAAAGAATTTTAGTTTGAAAGTTGAAAAAGTGCTTTCGAAAAATCAAGAAGAGTTGAAAATTACTCTTCCAACTGAAAAAAATTTCTTCCGTGGCGTAAGTTTTAGTGAAAATGTCATCCTTAAAAAACTCACAAACGGAAATTGGGTGAAAAATCTTCATGCAAAATTTGGTGAAGGAGCAGAAGAGGTTTTTGGCTTAAATGAAATTAACGAAGAAAGCGATTTAGAGTCTCGCGACATTCGAATTATCGCTTTTGTTGAAAAAAGTTTAGCTTAGTTCTCTTCACTAAATTAAAAAATC